CCATAGTTGCTTCAACATTGGTGTGCGCCAATTCCATTGTGGTCACATCGCCGTTGCGAGTTTTAGTTGATGCAGTACCTTTTCCAATTACTTGGAAGCGAGCAGTTGAACCAGTCACATTGGTTGAGCGGATTGTGTTCCGTAATTTAGAACCCATACGCTGATACGCCATGTGAACTTCTGATTCAAACTGTTTAATAAAGGCTTGGTCAATTGTATTAGCCATTTTACAGTCCTATTTTGAAGTTACAGTTGCCAACGGGTATCCACTCTCTCACTTCAACAAGGGTATCCTTTCGGGCCTTTCAGTGCGTTATGGGCCGTAATGGTTCATCGTAAACACTTTTTTTGTTTGGATTGCAACGCACAAAATCAACGTACTTGTGCGGAGGGGATATGCTTACCCCAACTGGTTCAAAGCCAAGCCACACCGCCCAGTCTACCATAATCTCATAATCAGCAAGTATAGTCATGGTCATTTGAGGTTGTGTTTGCTCCAAGTAATTAAGCAACATCTTTGAGCCGCGAGCTATAGAAGTAAAGTTTTCTTTAATTTTATGGGAAAACATAAAGAACATCTGAGGATAATCTTGATCTTCAGCGTACCAAAGACCACCAACGGCAGTAAATAACTCACCCTCTTTGCGAACTAAGTAACACTCAGAACATTCATACATTTCTGTAATGGCTTGCTTGATATCCAAGTGACCAAGGATTTTAAGCTCTCTTATATTCTCATGGCTTAGGTTATTAGCAACCTCATCAATGTGATTAAGAGTAAAAGGGGTTAAGTAAAACTTACCCCTCTTGAGAATCTTAACCTCCATAAAGACGCTTAAAGCCTTCTTCTACTTGCTTGACGTAAGCAGTGTCATTCTTATCCCAGTATCTAGGATCATTCATCATTTGATCTAACTCAGCCTGAGTTGTTTGACCTGTTGGCTGAGTGCCCTCAGAAAAGGAACCATCTTTAGTAGCTTCCATAATTGCCTCAAGTGCAAGAATGCCCTCATGACTTTCGCACATACGCTCAATAGCTGGCAAAGATTCCTGTGGGAAAAACTTGTTTGCGAACATAGACGCTGCTTGAATGCGGTCATTTGCATTGTCGCCAAGTTTTGCTGATTCAGCCTCAAGATTAGGTTGGCTTCCATTAATAGCTTGAGCATACATCTCAATGCCCTTTTGGAACTCTTCCTGCCCGTAGCCATTCTCAAAGGAATGCTCAGACCACCACTGTAGCAACTCATTATCTACAGCAAGATCGTCATCAACAATATCAGGAAGCTGATAATCCCCAGAAGAATCAGGGCGATCACTGAAAGCCTCTGTTTGTATTTCCTCTAACAATCTATTTCTTATGTCTTCTTCTTTACCACCCAGCTTTGACTCAAGCTCTTTATAGGCTTTAGCTAAGTCCTCACCAGTTGAATACTTTTCTGGCAGCCAGTCTGGACGTTCTGAAGGCGCTGCCTGTTCAACATCTGCCTCTGTTATAAAGTCACGCCCATCAGCTTCTGCTGCTTGTACCGCTGCTTCTTCGCTCATTTGTTTTTACTCCTATGTGAATGTGCAATACGCTGCTCAATAAGGCCAACAATATAACGCTGGCCTTCTATGTGTCGCAACTCTTCCGTAGTCACATTAGGCCCATTAACCATTTCTATGGTAATAGAGCGCAAATAACGAAGAACTTCCTTGCCTGTTGGTGACTCAAATATCTGAGAAATGTTCTGACTTATTTGAACATCCTTGTCAGAAGACCTCTGGATTCCGTCTAATCCAATGTTAACCTTGTTCGGCAACCATCTGTCCTTGCTGTTGCTGCGCCATCTGCTGCGCTAATGCAGCTATTTGTTTACGCTGTTCTTCGTCACGAATCAAGCTCTCTGGCACACCAAATTTTTTCGCAAGGTGAATTGCTGTTTGTTCACTGTCAATTAGAAGCTGCAACATCTCTGGGCCAAAGGCTCCACCAACCAACTCAAGGAACCTAGCAACGCTAGAAATGTCTTGATTAGATTGCGCTTGAGCAAGCGGAGAAACAGAACGGACTTTAACTTCCCGCCCGTTTACTGTAGGTACTTCTATGCGGCCCTGCTTCTTTAGGATGTATATTACTCTTTGAAGTACGGGCTGCACGAGTTCTGCTTGCAATCGACCAAATGCAGATCCCATTCTTCTAGCTAAGTCACCCATACGTTCTGCTACCTCAGTTGCAGTAGCGGGAGTTTTATCGGGATTTCCAAGCATATCATTGTACAGCGCACGTTTAATATTTAAACGCATATCACTTAAAACAAGCTGCGCTACATCAAATCGACCCGCTGCATTAATAGGCTGAAGACCTTGGCTGCCCATAGCTTTCGGTATGATTGAGCCGGGCACTAAATTAATCGTGTCAGGGTTGATTACGCCATCATCTTCCATTTGATAAATACCAGAGATAGACATCTGTGCATTCTCAAGAATAAGCTCAATCGTAAGATTAGTAGTCTTAATAGCAGATAGTGCATTAAGCAGTGGGCCGCGCCCGTAAATCTCACCAGCGCATTTACCCCAGCGAAAGCAAACAAAGGGATTAGAACCAAGACCAGTCATTTCTTTAGAATGAACTAAAGTTTTAGTGGTCATGCAGATAGCATAATGAAAGTAAGCCTCTTGATTCTTCTTAGAGTAGTCGCGGCAAACAACCTCAAGCACAGTCGTTTCTCTATCAGAACCCATTAAGGAAGTTACCTTTGGATCAAAGTTTCCTTTAGGATACATAATAGCAAGGTGATCAAACTTAACCTTCTTTCGCTCACGATAAACGTGATCGATCTTATCATCGGGACCAGTGTCAAGTACCACATGAGGGAGCGGTATAGCTGAGAAGTTTACAGGATTGATTGCATCCCCCTCTTCTACGCACAAGACACCAGTACCCACAGCCAAATCCATGAAAGATTCATGAACTTCTTGGCTGAAATTAGAGTTTTGAAGAACCTCGAATACATACTCAGTTACTTCATCAAGCTCGTTATCTACAGCTTCACGCTGATCGGGCGGCACTTCACTGCCAGCCATAAGATCAGCCCAGCGAGCAAAGTTCGGAACCAAGCCAGACTGTAATCTACTGGCAAATTCCTGCACACCAACCACCGCAGTTTCATCAAAGATCTTATCGTCCCTGCGCTGACCAGCTTCTTCATAGTAAAATGACTCACGTTGAGGCAAAGCATACTCATAGCATTCCTCAAATAACGGAACCCAGTTCTCACGAAAGGCTTTTGCCTTTTGATAACTTTGAATATATTGCTTTGCTATATCAGCCATTAGCCAAACCTACCTAAGAATCCACCGCTAGAAGCACGGAATAAAGAGCGTCTTCCTGCGCCACCGCGCATACCGCTTCTTTGCGTTTTGCCTTCTAAAGCTGTAGAAATATCTTCCCGCTTTTGCTTGGCTCTTTTTTGAATTTCTTCAGACTTAGCCGCTTCAGCTTCTATACGCTGTTCAGCTGCTGCTTCTTTTTCAGCCTTACTGGGGCCACCACCAAAACACATATTAATCTCCTTTGTTTTTTACTCGTAAGCATAGAAGACAGTAAACATCAATGCACAAAAAGTTATAGCCTAGCCCAAAAGCTTGGTTTGTTTCTTTGCTTTGGGCCTCTACTAAAGACATCAAAGTTGCGCTTGGCAATCACAGGCTTGGCTGGTCTTTGGCTATTCATTAATGCTCTACCCTCACCAGCACCTAAGAATAAATACTGGGCTGCATCATGAACGTGGCTAAACATATTCTTGTCTGGTTTATCTGCGTATCTCTCGCCGCTTACTTCCATACGCTTATAGGCATATCCGCCCTCAAACCCCTTAATTAACTGAGGGCAGCGCCTGTCTATTAGTAGTGCTGGCTTACCTTCAACCATCTTCGTTAATTGGGAGGATACAGATTCAAGCCGAAGGTCAACAGAGTTGGAAGGCGCAGGAAACGCCTTCAAGCCAGCACCGCGCAGAATGTGAAAGGGAGTCGATTCATCAGTCTGCGCTCTAAAGTCACCCGCAGGATCGCCGTATATAATTACCTCAGAGGCAGCAGCAAACCTAGTGGATAGTTCATTTCTAAGAACCTCGGCAAAACGCACGATGCCCATGTCTACCGCCACAATTTCTGACTGTAGAAACCATCTTCCCCTTACCTTTTGACCAAAGACCGCAGCAGGAGTTAGACCAAAATCCACACCAACATAGACTGGCATGCTGGCAGCAACGGGTATTTCTTCTTCTGCTATGTGAACTTCTGATGCAAACATTGGATACACAGGCTTTCCGTCTTGAATATGACCCAGCCGATTCATCACATACACATCTATCCATGATTTAGTCTTGCCTCGAATAAGGTTCGAGTAATAAGTCTTAAGCATGTTCTTTGTGTTTTCAGCCTTTGGGTTTGGATCATAGTCTTCTATTTCTCCGTCTTCTGTTTTTCTCTCAACCATCCCAGAGGGCTGGGTATAGAAAGACCAGTTGTCTGGTTTAACCAGCATCTTAGCTTGCTCACGCGGAATATGATCTGGGATTGGAACTTCGCCAGACATAATGGGCCACCAATGATCTTCTTCAGGGGCGTTGGTATCGGCAATAACGCCAGTCCAAGAAGGGCCACCATCACGCATAGAAGGAAAACGGCCAACACGCATCGTGCAGGCATCAATAATACTCTTAGGAATTTCTCTCGCTTCGTTAATCCAGATCCCTGTGAGTTCCAAAGAAAGAAGTTTCTTAACGTCTTCGGGCCTATCAAGGGCCAAGAAAAGAACCTCAAGATCTATGTCTCCCTTTTGAATCCTATGGGTGTATGGCACTGACCAAGTAAACTTGCCCCAGTCATTTTCCGGAAACCAGTCTAGCCAAGTCTTGATAGTAGTAGTTCTAAGCTGAGGATTGGTATTACGAATAATAGCCCAACGGCTTTTGCGTAATCCATCTGGCCCTTTATTCTGCTGAATAGCGCGGCGAAATACTTCTACACAACAACCAACAGATTTACCAGAACCAACTGGGCCTCTTATGCCACGAAAGAATGTATCATCTTTCATAAAGGTTTTGAGTACATCACCGTCAGGCTTGTACTTAAAATCTATCATCTATAACCCTTATCGACTCCAAATCGGATCATATCCTGAACTACTTCGGGCGCAATACTTTCAATCAGCTTATCGCAAGCAGAGTCACTAACCAAGTGACTGCTAGCACCAAACTTTTCTACAACATAACTAAGATGAACCTTGCGCACAATCTTGCGCAAAAGATCTAAGTCTTGCTGCTTAATTGTATTTATAAAGCTCACTTCTTAGCGGCCTTCTTTTTTGGTGCTGGGTCTGGGCCTTCAATAAGTCGCTGCGAAGAAGGGGTTCTAGTAGCCCCTGAGTAAGTTGTACCGCCCAATGTGTGAGTCGGCCCTTTATAAATTTTATTATCGTTTGCTGTGTACCAAGCCATTATGTTCTATACTTCCTTACTTTATTGGCAATAGCTTTCGGTTGAGCCACATGCTGCTTACCTGCTGCCTTACCCTTTCGTTTAGCTGCGGTTGTAGCTGCATATTCAGAAGAGCTAAGAGCAGCGATAGCCTTACTAGGAAGATAACGCTCACCAGTCTCACTAGACTTCTTGCCAGACTTGGTGCGCCACTTCTGCTTACCCCAGTTAAGTAATGACTTCTGAGAGGCTTGCATTATCTTTGTATCTCTTGGCAAGCAACTGGGCTTTTCTTGCCGACCACTTGCCAGCAGCAGTACCTTGAACATTAGCAGCCTTTATTCTGTTGAACAAAGACTTCCGCATTTTAGGCTTGGTATAATTACCAGCAGCATTAACCGCCATAACTAATCCTTATTCATATACTCTTCTAATTCTTCAACTCGCTTTAGCAAAGAATAATGACGACCGCTTAATGTACGCTGTCCGCGCTTAGCCATCTCACGCTCATCCTGCATCTGGTCCTCACTCTTGTAAAGACCCTCTACCTTACGCTTAAACTTCTTTAACAGCGTATTACTCTTCTTAGCCTCAACCTTATCAAGCTCTCGACTTAACTTGTCGTACCGATCTCGATTCTGCCTATCCATCACTTCTTCTTTGGCTTCTGCTTAGAAGGACGGCCAACCTTAGTTCCATAAGTTCCTTTACCTTTAGGCATCATTCACTCCTCATAAGTCGAACTAAACTTTTGCCAGCGTTTTTGTAAACACTAATCATCCCACCACCGCTGCCGCGAGTCTTTAATCTTTTAATAATAGAACGCACCTTAGATTTATCAGCCTTCATTTCCTTAACGGCTTTATCATTACCAGTCTTCTCAAAAGACTTAATGTTTTTATCAAGAGACTTATCGTGCTTTTCAGCCATAGAAATAAGTTTGTCTTTAACCTTTCTAGGATCTCCCGTAGGATTAGAAATGGCTTTTAATTTGTCCATAGCCTCCGACATTAATAACCTCCTAATAAACTTCTACGCTGCTTTCCCTTGCGCTGATACGGAACATCACCCAACTCCTGATCACCGCGCTCAACAGGCTTCATACTCAAAGAAGGAAGCGGCTTATCCTCAGGCTTCCTCTCTTCGTAAATCTCCTTGGCACTTTTGCCTCCACCACCAAAACACATTAGCACTTCCACTTCCGTAAAGCTAAAGCCTTCCTAGTAGGACGACCCTTTTCATCTTTCATCGGCCCCTTAACACCACTCATCCTAGCGCAAAAAGACTTCTTCCTAGGACCACCCTCAGGCTGAGGCCTCTTTAAATTAGCGCCAGTCTTGTTCTTAAAATACCTGCGACCAGCAGCATTCAAACCACCCTCAGGATTCTGATACTTCTTAGCGACCATACCCAACACTCTTTAATGCAGCCTTGGCAACAGACGTATCCGCTCGCGGTGGCTGGGCCTCAGGCTTCTTCTCATACCTACTCATAGCAAAACCTCTACACTAAAAAAATATTA